AAGCGCCCGCCAACCTTCTTTTTTGCGCCCGCACTTCACAAAGTCACGGGGGAATCGCGATGCCGATGGCCGCCCGTCCCGCGCCGCTGAAGATCCTGGAGGGGAATCCCAGCCATCGCCCCATCCTGCCCGAGCCGCGCCCGACACCGGGACTTCCGACCTGTCCTGGCTGGTTATTGCCCGAAGCGAAGAAAGAGTGGCGGCGCATTGGTCCCGAACTCGCCCGAATTGGCCTGATGACGGTGGCCGATAGAGTAGCCTTCGCTGGCTACTGTCAGGCATGGGCACGGTGGATGGAGGCCGAGATGACCGGCACCGGCTCGGCCCAGGAGCGCACGCTGCGCGTCTTGCTCGCCACCATCCAGCGCTTCGGCCTATCGCCGGCCGACCGCACCCGTCTGGCCGGCAGCGAGGCGGCGCGCCCGCCCGAGGGCATCGCGGGGCTGCTCGATTAGCACGCCCGCCGACCGGGCTCTGAAGGCCCGCCAGTTCATCGAGAGTCTCAGCCACGTCAAGGGCCGTTGGGCGGGGCAGCCGTTCGAGTTGCTCGACTGGCAGCGCTCGCTCATCGAGACCATCTTCGGCACGCTGCGGGCCGATGGCAGCCGCCAGTACCGGACCGTCTATGTTGAGGTGCCGAGGAAGAACGGTAAGAGCAGCCTGGCCGGGGCGCTGGCTCTCTACCTCCTGTGCGCGGATGGCGAAGCCGGCGGCGAGGTCTACGGCGCCGCGGGTGATAGGGACCAGGCGGGGATTGTGTTCTCGGCCGCGGCCGAGATGGCCCGCGCCACACCCGAGTTGGCTCGCCACCTGAAGATCATCGACAGCACCAAGCGCATCGTGTATGCCCGCACCGGCAGCGTCTACCGCGCCATCCCGGCCGATGCCAGCGGCTCGCATGGCTTCAACGCTTCCGCCGTCATCCTCGACGAGGCCCACGTCCAGCCCAACCGCGAGCTGTACGACGTGCTCGTCACCAGCGTCGGGGCGCGGCGCCAGCCGCTGGTCTTCATCATCACGACGGCAGGCTTCGACCGCGCCAGCCTCTGCTGGGAGCTGCACGAGTACGCCCGCCAGGTGCGGGATGGCGTCGTCACCGACCCCTCCTTCCTGCCCGTGCTGTACGCGGCCGATGAGCAGGACGACTGGACCGACAAAGCCACCTGGTATAAGGCCAACCCCAGCCTCGGTCACACCGTGACGGAGGAGTTCCTGGCCGGCGAGTGCGCCAGGGCCCAGGAGATCCCCGCTTACCAGAACACCTTCCGCCGCCTCTACCTGAACCAGTGGACGCAGCAGGAGACGCGCTTCCTGCCGATGGCCGCCTGGGATGCCTGCGCCGCCCCGACCGAGCCGGTGCTGGGCCGGGCCTGCTTCGGCGGCCTGGACCTCTCCAGCACCACCGACCTGGCGGCCTTCGCGCTGCTGCTGCCGGACGGTAATGCGTACGACCTGGTCCTGCGCTTCTGGCTGCCGGAGGCCGGCATCGTCGAGCGCGAGCGCCGCGACCGCGCGCCCTACCGCGAGTGGGCACGCCTCGGCCACCTCACGCTGACGGAGGGCAACGTCATCGACTACCAGACCATCAAGGCGGCCGTGCTGGAGACGGTCGGGCGGGCCCGCGTCCGCGCCATCGGCTTCGACCCCTGGAACGCCACCCAGTTGATCGTCGAGCTGGGCCAGGAGGGCGTGCCCTGCGAGCCGGTCCGGCAGGGCTACGCATCGCTCTCGGCCGCCACCAAGGAACTCCTCGCCCTGGTGGTGGCGGGGCGCATCCGCCACGGCGGCAACCCGGTCCTGCGCTGGATGGCCGACAACGTCATGGTCACCACCGACCCGGCCGGCAACATCAAACCGGACAAGAGCAAGCGCACACAACGCATCGACGGCATCGCCGCCACCGTGACGGCGCTGGCGCGGGCCATGGCAAGTGAGGGCGACGGCATGAGCTGGTATGAGACCCATGACCTGCAGGTCTTCTAAGTGCCGAGCGCGGCGGACGTCTTCGTGAACCTGCTGGTGCTGGCCGGCCTGGCCCTCATCGTCGCGGGCGCCTGGCTCTTCAGCCAGCCGGCCGGCCTGGTCATGGGCGGCCTGGCCCTGCTGGTGGTGGCCGCCATCGTGGCCGCCCCGGTCAGGCGGCGCACATGAACCTCGTCACGCGCGCCATGCAAGCTCTCGACCGCCGCGCCTGGTCGCCCCAATCCATCGCCAATCTAGACACCTGGCTCGACGTGCAGACCGTGGGCGGCGGCGCCGCCGCCAGCGGCGTGGCCCTGCGCCCCGAGACCGCCCTCTTCCTCACCCCCGTCTACGCGGCCGTGCGCGTGCTCGCCAGCGCGGTCGCCTCCTGCCCGCTGGTCACCTTCCGCGTCACCGGCGCCGGTCGGCAGGAGACGCCCGACCACCCGCTCTACGACCTGCTGCGCTGGGCGCCCAACCCCGAGATGACCGCCTTCGAGTTCTGGGAGATGGCCATGGGCCACCTCCTGCTGTGGGGCAACTTCTACGCCGAGCTGGAGCGCAACCCCTACGGCGTGGTCGCCATCTGGCCGCTGCGCCCCGATCGCATGCGACTCCTGCGCGACAGCCGCGACGAGCTGGTCTACGCCTACCGCCAGGACGGTGGCGAGACCCGCCTCTTCCGCTATGAGGACATGCTGCACGTCAGAGGCCAGGCCATCCTCGATCCGCTGTGCGGTCGCTCGGCCGTGCTCTACGGCGCCGAGGCGATCGGCCTGGGCCTGGCGGCAGAGTCCTTCGGCAGCAAGTTCTTCAGCAACGACACCAGACCGGGCGGTGTCCTCAATGTCAAGGGCGACATCAGCGACGACGCTATCAAACGCCTGCAAGAGGCGTGGGACTCGAAGCATGGCGGCAGCGAGAACCATTGGCGGGTGGCGATTCTGCGTGAGGGCACGGCGTGGCAGTCTATCGGCGTGCCGCCCGAGCAGGCCCAGTTCCTGGAGACCAGGCAGTTCCAGCGGACCGAGATCGCCGGCCTCTTCGGCGTGCCGCCCCACCTGATCGGCGACCTGAGCCGCGCCACCTGGGCCAACATCGAGCACCAGTCCATCGAGTTCGTGACGCACAGCGTTGAGCCGTGGACAACGCGCATCGAGATGGCGCTGTGGCGCGACGTCTTCCGCATCAGCGCCGGCAAGCGCAGCCACCGGGCCGAGTTCAACACCAAGATCCTGATGCAGGGCGACGCCAAGACACGGGCCGAGGGGCTGGCCATCATGCGCCAGAACGGCGTCATCTCGGCCGACGACTGGCGCCAGGCCGAGGGCATGAACCCGACCGGCGACGCCAGCGGCAGTGTCCTGCTGGTCAACGGCACCATGATCCCGGTCGCCGAGGCGGTCAAGCCCAAGGCGCCGCCCCCACCCCCGCCCCCAACACCGCAGGAGGTGCCCGATGAGCCGAGCGACAACACTCCCGCCTGAGCGGCGCATTGTGGCCCTGGCCGACATGGACCTGCGCGTCAGCTCGCCCGACGAGCCGCCGCGCATCACCGGCTACGGCGCCGTCTTCAACTCGCCTTCCGAGGTCCTGTCCGATGGCTACGGCAAGACGTTCCGCGAGTACGTCGCGCCGGGGGCCTTCACGCGCACGCTCAAGCAGGGCGCAGACGTGCGGGCGCTCCTGAACCATGACCCGAACTACGTCCTCGGGCGCACTACCACCGGCACGCTCACGCTCGGCGAGGACGAGAAGGGGCTCTGGTATACCGTCACGCCGCCCGACACCCAATGGGCGCGCGACCTGATGGCGGTCATGCGCCGCGGCGACATCGACCAATCCAGCTTCGCCTTCCGCACCATCAAGGACCGCTGGGGCGTGGGCAAGGACGACGCGGGCGCCGAGATCGACGAGCGCTGGTTGCTGGAGGCGCAGCTCTTCGACGTGTCGCCCGTCACCTACCCCGCCTATCCCGCCGCAACCAGCGACGTGCGCTCGCTCCTGATCTCGGCCGGCATCGACGATGCCGTGCTGGTGGCGGTCGAGCGCAACCGCCGCGGCCTGCCGCTCTCCGACGCCCAGCGCACGGTCGTGCGCGCCACCATCGACGTACTGCAGGCATGCCTGCCAACCGACTCGGCCCCATCGGGCCACTCGGACACGCGGGCACCCGACCCGGCTCCTTCGGGCCACTCGGTGACGCCTCGGGTATCCCCCGTCCTCATCGACGCCGCCCGCGCCCAGCACTTACGCGCCCGGCTGGAGCGGATGGCCCGCCTCTAAGGAGCTTGAGCACATGGACATCACGAAGCTGCGCGAGCAGCATAAGGAGCTCGTCGCCCGCGCGCGGACCATCCAGCTTGCTGCCGATGAAGGGCAGCGCGAGTTGAATGTGGAGGAGGCGCGCACCTTCGAGGACCTGATCGGCCAGGCCGAGCAACTCGCCGAGCGCCTGGTGCGCGAGGAGACGCTGGCCGCCCACGAGCAGGGCACGCGCACCTCCTTCCGCACGCCGACCCGCCCGCAACCGAACGGCGGCCATACCGTCGTCGAGCCGCAGCGCTTCCGCTCCTTCGGCGAGCAGCTCATGGCGATTGCCCAGGCGGCCCAGCCCGGCGCTCGCATCGACCCGCGCCTGGTCGAGCAGCGCGCCGCCCTCGGCAACAATGAGTCGGTCGGCACGGATGGCGGCTTCCTGGTCCAGCAGGACTTCTCGTCCGAGGTCTGGCGCCGTGTCTATTCGACCGGCGAGGTGCTCCGGCGCTGCCGGCGCATCCCCATCTCCACCCGCGCCAACAGCATGAAGATCCCGGCCATCGCCGAGTCCAGCCGTGCCACCGGCAGCCGCTACGGCGGTGTCCAGGCGTACTGGATGGCCGAGGCCGACACCAAGACCGCCACCAAGGCGACGTTTCGGTATGTCGAGCTGAACCTGAACAAGATCGCGGCCGTGGCCTACTCGACCGACGAGTTGCTCGACGACGCGCCCGCGCTGGAGGCGATCATCAGCGAGGCGCTGATCAACGAGATCCAGTTTCTGGTCGAGGACGCCATCATCAACGGCGACGGCACGGGCAAGCCGCTCGGCATCCTCCAGAGTGGCGCGGTCGTCAGCCAGGCCCAGGAGGGCGCGCAGACCGCCACCTTCACCGTCGCCAACGCGGCCAAGATGTACGGTCGCCTGTGGGCGCCGAGCATGACGAATGCCGTCTGGCTGATGAACCAGGATGTCTACCAGCAGGTGCTCCAGCTCAGCAGCTCCAACACGCTGGCCTTCATCGAGCCGGGCCGCATCTCGGACGCGCCGCGCGGCATGCTGTTCGGTCGACCCATCGTGCCGACCGAATACAACAGCACGCTCGGCACCCTCGGCGACGTCATCCTGGCCGACCTGAGCCAGTACGTCATCGCCGACAAGGGCGGCATCCAGTCGGCCAGCTCCATCCATGTCCAGTTCCTGACCGACCAGACAGCATTTCGGTTCGTCTACCGCGTCGATGGTCAGCCACTCTGGAACAGCGTGCTCACCCCATACAAGGGCTCGAATACCGTCAGCCCATTCGTCACGCTGGCCACCCACTGACCAGCCTTTGCTCAGGGAGGTATGACCATGCTGTTCAATCCTGCCATTGATGGCAAGCTGGTCGAGGCGATGACCCCGGCCACCGACGCCGCCGGGCGCACCGGCGACTGGATCAACGTCAAGAACTACGCCCTCGTCTACGTCATCGCCCACATCACCCAGGGCAACGCCGCCACCATCGTGCTGTCGATCAACCAGGCGACGGCCGTGGCCGGC